GGCGAGGGCGAAGGCGAGGACGAGCTGGATCGGTGGATGCGCGAGAAGCGCGAAGCACAACAGGCGGAGGGCTGACGGATGGCGGAAGGGCTCACAGGGCGCCCGAGACCGCGCTCGTGGCTACTCGAATACAGACGGGCAATTCGGGCCGGTGAGATAGTCGCCGGCCAGGAGCTCATACAGACGCTGAACAACCTGGTCGCGGACATTGAAAACCCAGAATACGTATACGACACGCGCGACGCGGAGCTGCGGATCGAGTTCATCGAGCGATTCTGCAAGCACACGAAAAGCCCGTTCCACGGGATGCCGTTCATACTGGAGCTGTGGGAGAAGGCCATCATAGAGGCGTTCTACTCGTTCAAGTGGAAGGCGACCGGGCTCCGCCGGTTCAAGAAGTGCCTGCTGCTCATCGCCAGGAAGAACGGGAAAGCGCTCGCGCTCGATACACCCATCAACACCCCTGCAGGATGGCGTACGATGGGCGACATTGAAAACGGCGACCTCGTGTTTGGCGCATCGGGAGAGCCTGTGCGTGTCATCGCCACCTCGGAGATCTTCGCTGATCACGAGTGCTACAATGTGACGTTCGATGACGGAGAGCGCATCGTTGCGGATGCGGGCCATATATGGACGGTCATGACCAGAGGGAGCCGGCGAGCTTTCAACTGGAAGGCTGCATGCGATCGTGCTAAACGCCGCCCCGATTATCATTCCGCCGACGGGTATTTCGACATTACCACCGAGCAGATGGCGCTCGACGTACTGCGGCATAGAGCGGATGGGAAAGGGGTGGACTACAAATATCGTGTCCAGATGCAAGGCCCCGTGGCGTATCCCGAGGCCAACCTATCACTCGATCCGTATGTGATGGGTGTATGGCTCGGCGACGGATACACGGAGAGCAACAGGATCGCATGCGGATCGCAAGACATCGAGGAGATGCTCGCGAATCTCCGGGCATGCGGCATCGAGGCTTCCGCAAACCCGAGACGATCGGGGTATTGTGTGAAGCTCGGAACATCCCGAGGGAAAGTGCACCGGAATGAGGTACGCGACGCTCTGCGGTCTTACGGCGTCATAGGCGCGAAGCACATACCGGAGGAATACTTGCGGGCATCGGTGTCTCAACGCTTTGCGTTGCTGCAGGGGCTCATGGACACGGACGGAACGGTATCCCGGGCCGGACAATGCGAGTTTACCCAGAAAAGTAAAGCGGTCGTCGAGGGTATATCTGAATTGCTCTCGAGCCTGGGCATCAAGCATTCCGTGAGCGAGAAACGGGCGTCGATTTCTGGGAAGGATTGCGGCACCGTGTATCGCGTGACGTTCTTTGTCCAGGCATCGGTCAAGGTCTTCCGACTGGAACGGAAACAAGCGCGGCTCAAGCCGGAGCTCGCGGCGCGTATGCGCAATAAGACCATAGTCGGCATCGAGCGGGTCGCAAGTGTTCCGACGAAGTGTATCACCGTCGAAAGCCCTGATGGACTATACCTCGCAGGGCAGAAGATGACCGTAACGCACAACAGCACGCTGTGCTCGGCGCTGGCCCTGACCGAGTTCATGGTCGGGTCGGGAGGCGTGGACATTATCTGCAGCAGCAACGACGACGCCCAGGCGGACATCATCTTTGTCGAGATCGACAACATGCGCGAGCAGATGGACCCGCACGGGAAGCGGACGCACAAGAACCTCCGTGGGATCTATCACCTGCGGAACAAGTCGACGATCAAGAAGCTCTCCGACCGGACCCGGAACAAGGAAGGCCGGAACATCGACGCGGCATACATCGACGAGGTCCACGAGATGGAGACCAACACGATCGCCAAGTCGGTGGAACAATCGCAGAGCACGAAGGACGAGCCGATCGTCTGGCAGATCACGACCGAGGGGTTTGTGAACGACGGGTACCTGGACAAGGAGCTGAAATACGCCCGGTCTGTCCTGGCCGGAGACATCGAGGACCCGACCCTGCTGGTCTGGCTGTATACCCAGGACAGCGAGAACGAGATCTGGCAGGATGAGAGCAGCTGGAGCAAGAGCAACCCGAGCCTGGGGCTCATCAAGAAACCGCAGTACCTCCGGGACCAGCTCCGGAAGGCCCAGCACGACAAGACCGAGCGCGTGTTCACGATGGCGAAGGACTTCAACATCAAGCAGAACAACGCGGCGGCCTGGCTGACGGAGAGCGAGTACCAGAACCCGGCAGCGTGCCGGGCGGAGGATTTCCGGGGCGCGGTGGCGGTCGGCGGGGTGGACTTGTCCGAGACAACGGACCTCACCTGTGCGAAGGCGCTCATCATGCGGCCGGGCGACAACCGGAAGTACGTCCTGACCAAGTATTTTATCCCGGAGTCGAAGGTCGAGGCCGGAGAGATACAGGACCGGAAAAACTACCTGGAGTGGGCAAAGCAGGGACTGATCACGATCACGCCAGGGAACGAAAACGATTTTTCACTGGTCACGAAATGGTTCGTCGACCTGTACAAGACATACGGGATCCGGTTCTTCAAGGTGGGATACGACAACGCGCTGGCCAAGTTCTGGGTTGACGAAATGGACGGCCTGGGGTTTGATATGGAGAGGGTGCGGATGGACAAGTACAGCCTATCCAATCCGATGAAGCTGGTCGAGGCCGACCTGCGGAGCCAACTGATCGTATACAACGACAACCCCATCGACAAGTGGTGCCTGGGGAACACCGCGCTCAAGATCGACAGCATCGGCATGATAATGCCGGTTAAGGTGCTCGACCAGAAGAACAGACGAATCGACGGTGCGCTGGCGCTGATCATCGCATACGCGACATACATGCGGTACCGCACCGATTATCTAAATATTGTGAGGTGATAACATGGGACTGACGGACTTTTTCTCGGGGCTCATCAGCCGGAAACCCGACCAGCAGACGCGCAACGCGCGGATTCTGAACGGGGAGCCGGTTTTCTCCCAGTTCGGGCAGAACGTCTACGCCTCGGACCTGGTCCAGATGGCCATCGACGTGATCGCCTCGGAGTGCTCGAAGCTGCAGCCGCGACACATCCGGACGGATGATAAGGGCGCCCAGACCGTGGTCAAGGGGAGCCTCAACCGGCTATTCCGGATCAGCCCGAACCCGCTGATGACCACGCGGGACTTTCTGGAGAAGGTCATCTGGCTGCTTTTCCTCAACTACAACGCGTTCATTTATCCGATGTATGACAACCTCCGGAACAAGGACGGGTCGACCCGGAGGGAATATACAGGGATGTACCCGCTCAACCCGTACCAGGTCGATTTTCAGCAGGACGGGAGCGGAAAGCTATTCACAAAAATGTACTTCACCAACGGCGACAGCTTCACCCTGCCCTATGCCGACGTGATCCACCTCCGGAAGAAGTACAGCGAGCACGACATCCTCGGAGGCGGGGCCAACGGGCAGCCGGACAGCGAGGCGTTGCTCAAGGTGCTCGAGGCCGACAGCATCGTGGTGCAGGGCGTGGGCAAGGCCGTGAAGGCCGGCCTGGCGGTCCGTATTCTGGCGAAGGTCAATACCATGCTGGACGACGACGCCCAGCGGGCGGAGCGGGCCCGGTTCGAGCGGATGCTGGCGTCCGGTGAGGCCGGGGTGCTCCCGATCGACATCAAGGGGGACGTCACCGCGCTGCAGATCGACCCAAAGGTCATCGACACCGACACGATGAAGTTCATCCAAGACCGGATCCT